CAAGTCGAAGTAACCAGCAGTAGTTGTACCGTATTGAGCACCTGCCACAGCAACTGTGTAGATTGTACGTATAACTTCACGGTTGATTTCAGCCAAGATTTCTGTAGACAGAATGTTAGACAATTCTGTTTCAGCATCAAGACCGTGGATTGCTTTCAAGTCTTGTGCTAGTTCTAGAGAATACTCAGCTTTCAACGCACGGCTAGCAGCAGTAACAGTAACTTTCTCGATAGAGAATGCCATTTGTTGGAATACAGAACCGTTATCAGCACCCAAGAATTCAGCGATGCTTGTTGGCATTGCAGTACCGGTTGTGATAGTGTTTGCACCAGCAACAGCTGTTTGTGTGTTAGCCAATGTATCGCTTACGCCACCAGAGTCACCACGGAATGCTTGTTGACCGCCGTAGGTGCCGTAGTTGCTATAAGAAGTATTACCAGAGAAAATGGTATTAGCTTCGTTATAGAATGCTTCAGAACCAGATTGGTTGTTGTAACGAGCGCGCATTGCGAAGATAAGGCCTGTAGGACCAGTCATTGGTTGAACACCAGCGATATCATAAGCAATTAGGTTAGGCAAAGAACGGCGAACCAAGCTAATCAAGATTGGGTCGAAGTTGCTGATACCAGAACCAGTAACGTTTGTTGGGCCGTTATCGGTTGTTTCGTTCAAAGCCATACGGTCTTGACGCATTGCTTGAGATTGGTTTTCCAATACCAAAGCAGTTACGCTTCTTTTGTATGGGTCTGTAATGGAAGCCAGTTCTGGGTGCTCCAAAACTGGTTGCCATTTCTTTTGTAGTTCTTCTGTCATGAACATGTGAATGTCTCCTATTTTTGTGAAACTGATTTTTTATTTATAATTTACACTCTTTTATTAAGAATGCCAACGACTTGTTCCATCAAAGGATCAACAGACTTAGTAGTTTGTTTTTCTTCTTCAATGTGGACTTCATCATCTAAAGCAGAATTGTCTGCAATTTTTACATCAACTTGGAAGTATGATTCAACCAATGTTGACAACTTTGCCGCAAATTCTTCTTCAGTAGTAAATTCCACACCCTCTGCGAGTGACTTCAATTTTTCTACTTGAGTTTGCGATAGGCCTTCACACACTGCGTAGATAGCCTCGGTTTTTTTATGTTCGTTTAATTCTTTTTTCAACTCGATATCACGGTTGATTTGTTCGTTTAGTTGTGCTTCCAACTCGGAAACTTTTTCGGCCATTTCGGCAACAACGTCAACTTTATCTTCAGGAATATCGATGTAGTGTTCAACGAATACGTTACGTAGAGCACCAATAAAGTCTTCTGCGATTTCAGCACGTAGACCTGTTTCTACTGCCAATTCGTTTTCTTTCATCCACTCTTCTGCCATGTAGTTTAGATAGTCATCAACTTTAGATGCCAAATCTTCTTTAACTTGTTCTACAGCAAAATCAAACTGTTCTACCAATTGTGCCTCAACTTGTTCAGCGATTGCTTGAACACGAGCAGAAACGGCAGCTTCAAAAATTGTGGTTGCTTTAGCGGCAAATTCTTCTGATAGGTTCTCACCAGCCAACAATGCACGAACATCATCAGACATGTCAAATGATTCCATGTTAGTGTGTTGTGCTTGTGAACCAGCTGTGTGGTCACCATCAAAGTGTTGGAAAGTAGCGCCTTTGTTCATACCAAATGTGTTTGCTGGCAATTTACCTGCAATACGGTCACGAATTTGGTCAATATGGTTAGCAGTGTGAGTTGTTGGGTGCATAACATCTTTGCGGCCCATTGTTTCTTGTGGTTGACCTTGTGGTTTAGCTGCACCAACGCCGTCTTTTTGTGCACCAACTGGAGGTGTTGCACCTGGAGGAGTTGCGCTTGGAGTACCTTTTAGGTAATCTGGCAATTCTTCATCGTTAACTTCTGGTGAGTGACCAACAACGCCAGCATCTTTTTCGCCATAAGCAACTGATGCTTGTAGTCTATCGTCACCAACTACACCACCCTTGTGATGGTCTTGACCACGTTGGCCACGTTTTGCCGCAATGTTTGCGTCAAAGGTTTCTTTTGAACCTTCACCCAAAATTGCTTTAGCGGCTTCTGACAGATTGAATCTTTTTGACATTTAAAATCTCCTTGATTTTGTATTGAATATTTATAGTTTATAGTTTTTTCATGAAGTTTTCAAATATGCGAAGACTTACTGCTTCGATATCCGCACGAGATGCAGATTTGATTTCTCTAATCGCTTGTGCGTGTTCTACTTCAGTCCAAACACCATTTACCAACATCCATTCTTTTCCTTCCATAATACCTTGAACGAATGCTCCAGGCGCAGAAGGGTCTGCTACAATATCCGCCGCTGTGGCTAGATAAAAGTCGGGTTGAACAACATTAACGCCGTTAACATTTTTCAATGATCCCATACCTCTTGAAGAAACTCCCAACTGTGCACCACCTTCAATTAATTGGCGGGCAATTTGTCCCATTGGAGTTTCTAGAATTTTTGCTTTACCGATCCATTGTGTTCCGTCTTCACGCAGACCAACAATCATGTGCGATACACGGTCTAGGTTAATAGTTGGAGAATCTGGATGACCTAGTTCACCAAAAGCACGATGCTTGTTGATGTATTCTTCAGTATAACGATGAACTTCTTTTTTCATCGTATTGTATTCGTATAGGCGACCATTCTTGTTTTTCTTTTCAGCAACTAAGAATGGACCCTCGATGAACAGTTCTTTTTTACCATCTGCACCTTCGGTCAGATAGTTGACTGTTTCATTAATCTCTTTGATTAATTTCATGGAGTTACTCCGTATGGTTTATAGTTGAATGCAGCAGGATCGTTGAACTGGCCACGTTGATACATTGCATTGTCTTTACGCAATTCAATAATCAATGTATATGCACAATTTGCAACCAAACCATATGTGAAAACACCAATATCGCCTGTTGGATTTGGTGCATTGTTCTTAACAGATACAACACCTTGGTCTTCACCGTATTCGCCACACAAGTCCATATTGATGATTGGAACACTTTGTGCAGTATTTGCTGAAGTCCATGACAACTCAAGATAACCTTTTTGTTGTGACGCAATATTGTAACCAATTCTGGAAATTGATAAGTTATAGAATGACAAAGGTGTGTTACTTACACTTTGTGCGGTACCCAATACAGCACCGTTGGCATCTAGTGCACCATAAAGACTGTTTGCTGTGATACGATAACTGTTTGATTCTTGGCCAGAACCATCAAAATTGGCAGTAAGTTTGATAACTGCCTTTTCTGTGGTGTCTCTCAAGACCTGATATGTGTAAATATTTGCCATGTTTAGTCCTAGTCTTACGGTGTAATGTTGTAAGGTCTGTAGTTGAATGCTGCTGGATCTTGGAATTGACCACGAGCATACATTTGGTTGTTTTTACGCAAAGTAATAATCAAAGTGTATGCGGCATTTGCGACCCCACCTGAAGTCATTACACCAATATCTCCGTTGCCAACAGTGTTTGCGGTGCCAGTAACACCAGAATTATTTAAAATAGATGGCAACTGTTCACCTAAACCAAACTCGCCTTGGCCATTCAAATGTAAAATGGTTGATGAATTTGCATACTGTAATTGTGTATTTGAACCTGCACCATTCCAATATAACTCTACGCCACCAATAGTTGTTGTGGGAAAGTTAACAAAGTATTTAACACCGGTAAGTTGTAAATCGTAATAAGAAAGTGCTGTGTTACTTAGACTTTGTGCTGTGTGTAGTTGTACACCATTTGCATCTAGTGCAAAAGACAAACTGTTTGCTTGAATGCGTGAACCATTTGCTTCTGCTGTTCCGTCATAAAAAACTCCAGTAAGTTTAATGACCGAATCTGTTTGTGTGTCTCTTAATACTTGATATGTAAATTTGGGTGTAGTCATTGGTTTGCCTTATTTGTTTGGTTCAGCAGTCATTACCCAATTGTCATCTGTGTAGGGTACTGTTACATATTTATTAATCTTGTCCACCTTGTACAAAGCAATCTTCTGACCATTAGGAAACATACGAATAGCAGTTCTACGCATTACTAAAACAGCAGGTATATCTCCGCCACCTGCTGGTTTGCCTTCTAGTAAAGGTTCTTTGTCAAAAACAAATCCTTCAGGCAGCAAAACACCATCGTCTTCTTCAACGATGGTATCTTCTACGATGAAGTCTTTGAATTGACGCATCAATAGCCTTCTTTTTTAACTTTTGTGTCGCTCAAATGTTGAGCATGTGATTGTCTCAAATCACTTATCGCTTCTTCTGGACTTCTAGAACCCGCAGTTGCATCACCAGATTCATCGTGATTCATACCCCAACGCATACCGGTTCTATGTTTATATGAACTAATTGAACCTATTTTTTTACCTTTATGACTAACATCTTGGTCGTGGCCACCTTGGTCATTTTTTACTTTTTTACCAAGTGTTATGTGTGTCATTGTATCTTCGTCCAAAACTTCTTCATGCATACCATGTTTTGGTTTGTCTTCTTCTTTTTTCATGTGCCATTTTTCTTCTTCTTTTTTCATTTTCTTACTTGGCATCATTTCTTCAGTGTTTAACAAACCTTGAGCAATTTCTTGCTTCTTGGCTTCAATGTGTGCTGTAACACGGTCGTGAATTGCTGCATACAATTCTGCTCTGAAATTAACTGCATCATCTTGTGCTGCGTAATCGATTAGGTCTCTTGACATAGTTTCCTCCAATATGGTGTTTATTTATTGATCCACTTTAGATGGATTCTTTTCCTTACTTTGATCCAATTTCATATCCAAATCATTTTGATGTTCTGCACCATCCATTTGGATTTGTGACAACATTTGTTGTTGCGCAACATCATTTGTGACTTGAACTGGCAAACCAATACCTGCTTCTTTTTCTTCTTCAATCTCACCTTGCATAATCTTGATTTCATCATCATTCAAACGCAAAACATTACGTTGAATCCATGCTTGTGAGAAATAACGACCAGTATAAGGATCAACCGATTGCAATAACTGAAGTCTTTGTGTCATTAATTCTGCATCTTTAAGTTCACTAAAGTTGTTGTCTTTGATGAAGTTATAATGGATGTGTTCTTTAAATTCTTTCCATTCATCATCTGTACAGATGCCTTTAAGTACCAATTGAACTCTTAGTGATTGGTGGAACAAATCAGAAAACTTGGTTCTCATACGAGAAACAAACTTGGCAAACTTCAATTCATCACGTGTGATTTCGCCAACACGGCCTAAAGAGAACCCGGATTGGTTAGGATCAAGTCTGGAGACTGGAACGTTTAATGATTTATACAGTTTCTTCTCAAAGTACTTAACGTCTTCCAACTCACCTAGGTTCTGTCCACCTGGTAGTGTAGTAATCTCTGTACCTTTGCCGCCTTCTCTACGTGGTAACCAGAAGTCTTCCATCATGGACAAGAACTTACGATCATCACGAACTTCACCTGTGTTGGCATCATATACCAACTTGTTTTTGTATTTGACCATAATGTCACGCAGGTACTGTTCAGCCTTCAATTTAGGCAAATTACCAACGTCAATATAGAAAATTCTACGTTCTGGTGCACGAGAGATACGATAGATAACTGTCGCATCTTCAATCATACGCAACTGGTTCAATGGCTTAATTGCTTTGTGGAGGTAAGATAATACCACCGCACGGCGACTGTCCATAAGTCCAGACACCACAGAAACAACAGAATCGGTGGTAATTCTGGTACCAACTGGTCCGTAATTAGTTGAAGACCCTGTAGTAACTTTGTCATTGTAGATGTAATATTCATTAACAACATTCATTACCTCTACGCCAGTGCGTTCGTCTTTTTGTTTTTTAATTTCACGAATCTTACGCATCTTGCGTGGATCAACGTATCTCAATTCTTTGATACCAGCAGTTGGGTTCTCTTTATCTACAATAATATGGTAATACAATTTACCATCAATATAATATCTACGGAAAATGTCCTGCGCCATGTTGGTATAGTTCAACATACGCAAGATTGTATGAAATTCCGCCTTGATTGCTTTTTTAATCTTGTCTGGAACATTTAAATCATCAAGAATAATTTCTATGTTCTTGCCATCATCGTCTTGGCAGATTGCTTCGTTTACGATGTCATCGATGGCAGATTCAATTTCTGGCTGCATGGCCATTTCACGGTAACGAGAGATAAGTTCTACCTCATTTTTTGCAGTACCGTCTAAGTCAACATATGTGCCATAATAGGCAGCGGAAGTAATCGTTAACGCACCGTCATCCGAAGATGGTGGTGAAAACGATTGCTGCGTGGTCTGGTTTTCTTCTTCCTCTTTGCGAGAAATTGTAAAGCCAAATAGACTAAACTTTTGTGCCATGTTTTTCCTGGTTACATTTCAAATAAATCATAAAAGAGAGGACCTAAGTCCCCTCTTATGTATACAACAAAAATTAACTTGTTGTGTTGCTTGTCCAGTATTGGTATGCAAATGTTACTGTGAATTCTTCAATAGTATCATTTGTGCCCCAATCTAAATCAATTGGAGATAGGTCAACCGGGAACATACCAACAAATCCATATGACTTGATAATTCCGTTGGTGCCTGCTGTTGTTGTTTTGCTATATTGATTAACCGTTGCATTGATAGCATATGGTTGACCACCAGAACCACCACCAGTAACGTTTGCTGGCAATCTTGCGTTACCTGCGTTGCTGTTGATTGTGTTCATCCATGATTCGATTGAGTTACGAACGCTGAAGTTTTCATCGTTAATAACTGTTACTGTCCAGTCTGCAAATGTTCTGTTGCCAGCAAACTTTGTTTCACGACCAAAGTAGTACAATGGAACCGAACCAATTGTTGAACCAGGCAACTGAGCAGATTTACACAAGAAAGAGAAAGGTTGGCCAGATTGACCAACGCCTCCTGGTAAACCAGTCATTTGAACCTGGAACAAATTTGGACGTGCGCCGTCATTTTGCAACGCACTTGTAAATTCGCTAATTTGAAAAGCCATTTTATTCTCCTATTTGTTCCTATTTATTAAGCGCCAGTGGTAGTTACTGTAGAAAAGCTAACACCAGTACCAACTGCAACAAAGTTCAACTGAATAAAGTTGATAGAACGAGCAGGTTGAATGTAAATGTCACCAACAAATTGGTTAGCGTTAACAACAGAAGGTGTGTTGTTAGTTGAATCGCAAACAACTTGGAATGATGTGATACCTCTTTGTGCTTGAACTGAAGTCAAGAATGGAGTTACAAGAGCAATAAATTGTGCTTGTGTGAATGCATCATTGAATTCAAACAAAGAGTATTTTGCTGCTGTTGCAATTGCCTGTTCAAGAGTGATAAACAATCTACGAACGTTGATACGGTCAAACGCAGATGGTTGTGTTTGCATTGTTTTGTCGCCAAACAATACTGTACCGTTTCCTGGTTGAGAGATAACTGGGTTAACCGCAGCCTGATACAATGCGTCACGTGCGGCTTGGATTGGATTCCATGCCAACTTGATAACGTTCTTGATAACACCACGATTCAAACCAGCTGGAGACCACCATGGATTGTTTTGTGTGTCTGTGTATACACATAGACCAGCAACGTCACCATTCAATGGAACCCAACGATATGTGTTGTTGTATTTGTCAAACATGTATTTCCAACCAGAGTCTGCAAATCCATAAGAACCTGCTGGACCACCAGTTAAAGAAGACAATCCATTCATCCATGACAGAACTTGAGATTGTTCGTTACCGGAATTATTAACAACAGTAGATTGTGGTGGAGAAATAAATGCAACACAGTCTTTACGTGTTGATGCAATATTAATAGCGTTTGTTTGAACTGCTGAACTTGTGAAAGGACCAGTCATCAACAAAGAAATTGCTACTTGTGTTGGATCAGTAAAATAACTTTGTGCGGTAATAACGTCTGCATCTTGAATTGCTTGGTCTGTACCACCAGTTAGTGCAACTGTTTGTACACTAGACAAAGTTTGGAAAGAAACGTTTGCGGTTGGTTGACCCCAAGCTTTTGATCCCGAAGAAGTGATTGCATAAGAAACAGGATCAACAGCGTAGATAAACTTAGAGTTGTTGAAAATTGCTTGCTTATAGTAGTTAGATTGTCCGTTTGCATCAACGCCGTCTGTTGCCTTAGACAAATATGGGAATGTTTCTAGAACAGTTCCTTTTGTGCCTGAGAACAGTCCGCCAGCATCAATAACTGCAACGTGAATTTGGTCATTTGCTGCACCGGATGTGTTCGCACGATATGAAGTTCCTGGTAGACCAGAGAAATAACCACCAATTGCAATTGTAGTTGTTGTACCAGATGCATTCGGAATTGTATAAGTCCAACCACTATTCATTGCTGCTGTGTTGGCAAAACCAGAACCTGCGTCAATAACAGAAACAACCAAAGAACTACCCAAAGCACCTGGATAACGTGCAATGAAAGGACCATAAGTGTTTGCAGCACCGTTTGATAAGTATGTGTATTGGAATTTATCCTCGTTTTGTACTTGCAAACCTGTGGTACCAGATGTTGCGTTATATGTTGCACTATTTGCAGCACGTACAATTTGCAAGTTATTTCCGTATGCCAAGAATGACGCTGCGGTAAAGAACGAAGAATATGTGTTACTGTCTGGTGCACCCAAGGTGTTGACCATAATTTTTTCAGTAGCTATTGGTGTAAGTTTGTTAACTGGACCCCAAGTAAAGTTACCTGCATATGCACCGGCTGTAGTAAGAACTGAAGGTACAACTGTTGTCAAGTTGGTTTCTGTTACAAGTACGCCTGGAGATAATTGAGCGATTTGAGCCATTATTTTTTTCTCCTTAATTATTCTGTTTTTGGTAGTTTATACCATTTGAATATTTATGAAACACTATTTTTAGAGATTCCTCATCATATCTCGTATGAAAGCACCATAGGTATCTCCACCTACCGATGAATCCCATAAATCTCCGTCCATCAATTCAAGTCCATGATTTAAACCATCTTCAATGATTGGTTCTGGTAAAGTTTCATCATCAATCTGGTTCATATGTTCCACTTGGAACTGTTTACGAATGTCGTGACTGACGATTTCTTTGAAGTATTTTTGTGTTGTTGCCCATGCAAATGTCACCAAACACATCACCAAGTCATCATTTGATCCTTCTTCCGCAGCAAATGAGTTTTTGTCCTGTACAAATGTGGTTAGTTCAGAAATGACATCAAAGTCATTAATGACCATCTTGTCACCCTCAACCAACATCTTCAAGTTAGCACAACCTATACGTTTCACTTGAGGTGACATTTTTAAACCTAACTGCACACCTCTTGCGAAGCCGGCAGACAGTTGTTGTGGTTTCTTGTTACCAGTAAATACTTTCCATAGATTTTCATACTCTAGTTCATTATGTAGAATATCTGCAACTTGTGGTGTGTTGTTAATTTCAACCAACACATATGCATCGTTGAACAACCTTGCAGTATTGTAGATTACAGTTGGGAACAATACTGGATGGATTGACGAACTGTGATATGTGGCAACCATTTTATATGGCATTGCTGAGATATCCATGACAACAAACGCAGACGAGTCCATGTTTTTGCCTTCTGAAACGTCAACACAGATGGCATATAGGTGGTCTGTTTTGTGTGTTTCACCATCTTCTTTGATAGGCATTTCATACACATTGACCTTATCGTGTTTGGCAATTGGGTCAAGATAGACCATCTGTGCCAATTTCTGGCCAGAAATAAGTGTATTGGTAGAACCTAAGAATTCACACTCAAACTCTTGTCTGAATTGTTCTTCAGAAGTGTTGCGAATAGTTTCTTCTTTCCAGGCCTCATCACGGCCTGGTACCATAGACCAGTGAATCTCGAACGGTTGATAACCACTTTTCTTACCAATTGCATCCATCCACATCTTGTAGAACAGATTCATACCGTTTGGTGTAGACACAATAATAATCTTTGTCGTTTTACCTGATGAAATTACAGGGTAAACTGAGTTAAAGAATTCATGTGCAATGTTTGGTGGAACGAAAGCAAACTCGTCCAAGAATACACAGTTAAAAGAACCACCTCGGATTGCAGCAGAAGATGTTGAGTCTGCACGAATCTTAGAACCATTTTCTAGTTCCACGTTACCTTTGTTCCAGATTACAACACCTTGTTGCAACCACATCGGTAAGTTTTCATATGCAAGTTGGTACTTGGCCAGAATATCTCGTGCAAGAGAACCTTTGTTGGCCAGGACGGCCACGTTTTGTGTGTCGTTGAACAGTGTCAACCAAAGAAGATATGCCACGGAGGTGGTGGTTTTACCAACCTGGCGAGGACATTTGGTGATGGCGAAACGATTCTTGTGGAACAGACGAATCATGTCCTTCTGAAAGTCCCACATTTCAAATGGCATTAAACCACGGTCAACGTTGACAATCTTAATGTAGTGTTCTGCGAAGTATACAGGATCCTTGGCACACCTCATGTATTCTTGTGCCTGTTCCTGTGTGTATTTTACCTGTACGCCAACCTTTTTCAGTAACGGATTGTCACGGTAACTGTCTTTATTATCACTCATCCGTGCCTTTTAATAACTTATTAAATTCAGCAGTAGTGCCTACAAATATGGCTTTATCGATTGTTGTGCTACCTGATGCCGCCTGTTTCTTGTCCATGGTTCGCATTTGTTTTTGAACTGCTAGTAGTTCTTTGTTGGCATCTACCACGTTTTTAAGTAACGTGCCATAGACTTCAAATGCTCTTGGATGTTGACCATCTTTTGCAATCTGTAGTATCTCAGCCATTGCATCTTTACCCTGTTCAATCAGGTCTTGTAAGTTTTCTTTGGTCTGTTCGTATGCATCAACCAAATCTTCTTCAAGGTGTTCTTCAGTTACCGCAACAGGCATCTGTTGTTTTTTTACAACAGGCACTGGTGGTGTTGGAGTGGAAGCAACATCAAAGATTTCTTCCATATTTTTTTCAAAGTTAGACATTGGTATATTCAGTTATTACGGTGGTATATGTATAATTTGATGTTGCGTTAGCGTTACTTGGGTTAGGTGTGATTGTGATATTTGCATATTCTTCTGGTTGAATACTATAAGAATTGAAAGACCAAAGTGCACCAGAGATTATACCGACCAGGTTTGTATTGGAAACAAAATTACCTTGTGCATTGTTAACAATCAATTGTTTGTTATTACTACTCCAAGATACTACTTGTGCTGTGGCTGTGGCCAATTCTGATGTTGGTCCTTGGTAGACCAATTCATTTACTTGATAGTTACCTAATCCACCAGCGTTGACATTGAAAACAATGTTATTGCCTTGTGTAAGATTGTTGTGTATGTTTGTAATAGATGTTTTAATCAATCCGGTTGTTGAGTTTGCACCAAAGATGAAACCTTTAACTGTGAAGTTAAGTGTCCAAATAACCATTCTGGTATCTGAATCTCTGTCACCTTCATATTCGACATCATATCTGACATTGTTCAATATGATAGGAACCTCTTTGATGATACCCATTTCTGGAATCATGTTCACTTTGATTGTATAATCTGGTGCAAAGAATGGTAGAATGTGTTCAATGATTTGATTACCATCTTCAATGTTTCTCACATACAAATAAAGTGAGAAATCAAAGTTATATGGTACTGGCATGTATTGAGAAATAATATTTTGACCACTTGCCGCAAAGTTTTTGATGTTTGTTATTTGTTTTCTAGATGCATCATAATCAATCCCATTCATTTCATATGACATACGTGGTAAAGTCATTTGAACTTTTTTATCCAGATTTGGGTCAAAAGTTAAACGTTGAACATACAATTCTTTGGCTGCATAATCAAGTGGGACAATAAATCTTTCTTGTTCAGATTCATCCGGATTATAACGAACCAATGTAATATTACTGAACAAGTCACCAAATGCAACTGTCAGTTTGCGAATCATTCTATTGTAGGTTGTATCTGCCATTATAGACCACCAATCGGATTAGTTTCTGATGTATTGATGTAAGGTTGTGCAGTTGTAACCGTTAATTGATTATCGTATGCTTCTTTTCTTGCAGGATTAAACAATGGATCAAATGTTTGTAATACAAAATGTGCATT